AGCGGTACTGTATCACAGCTTGTAGATAGCGCATCAGGCATCCACGCCCGGTTCTCTCCCTACTATATAAGACGAGTACGCAGTGACGGTAAAGACCCCATCAGCGACTTCTTGAAATCTGAAGGTGTGCCGTGGGAAAAGGATGTGATGAATGAGGACAACTATGTATTTAGTTTCCCTATGAAAGCACCTGAAGGAGCCGTGAGTGTAGATGAATTAAACGTGAAGTCACAGCTAGACTTGTGGGAAACATACCAGAACCATTGGTGTGAGCATAAGCCTAGTGTAACCATCTACTACTCAGATGATGAGTTCCTCGCTGCTGGTCAGTGGCTCTGGGATCGTTTAGACTCTTGCTCTGGCATCAGCTTCCTACCACGTACTGATCACGTCTATCAACAAGCTCCTTACGAGGCTATTACGGCAGAGCAGTACAAAGCACTCTCCCTCGATATGCCTTCTGAAATTAACTGGGATAGGTTAGGCGAGTATGAAAAAGAAGACACGACCACAGGGACTCAAGAGCTGGCTTGCTCGGCGGGTTCATGTGAAATTTAAAGACGCTGTAACGGTATTGGAGGTGGTCACCTGCCTCCATATCATCGTTAATGTCTGGATACATTTTCCAAAGGTTCCCCTATAGAGAGTACCCATGAAACATATTATAGTATCACCACAGCTCATTGAGCATTTAGAAAGGTTATTCCCGGACGCATTACCGTCCCCAAAAGGTTTAACAACAAACGAATTAGCCTTGGAGGTGAACTTCCTTCAAGGACAACAAACCGTCATCGCCAAGCTAAAACAAATGCTGGAGGATGACCAACCAGACGAGATTTAATTATGTGTATGTCAGCCCCAAAACCACCACCACCAAAACCTACTATTGCACCCCCACCCCCGCCTGAAGCAGCTCCGTCCGAGTTGGGCGATGCTGTAGACTCTAACGCAGCCATGCGTAAGAAGAAGCGTAGCGGCGCTAAAGCAACTCTGGGTCGTGGCAAAACTGGAACACAAGTATACGGTGGAGCTTCTGGCTCTGGCCTTACAATCAAATAAAGGAATAAATTATGCACGATCAATCAATAGCCAAGTCCTATGAGAACATGGCAGCCGATCGTGATGCCTTCCTAAGTCGAGCAAGAGTTTGTGCTGAGTTGACCATACCGACCCTCATGCCTCCTGAAGGGCATACTGGTTCAACTCAGTTCAATACCCCCTTCCAATCAGTAGGCGCTAGAGGTGTTAACAACCTAGCATCCAAACTACTGATGACACTCCTTCCTCCTAACACTCCCTTCTTCCGCCTTACGATCGACGACTTCGATCTAGTGGAACTAGGGGGTGATGCCCGAGGTAAGACAGAGGAAGCGTTGGCTCGTATTGAAAGAAGTGCAGCACAAGTAGTCGAATCAAAAGCTATTCGTGTCCCGACGTTTGAAGCATTGAAGCAGCTTATTGCTTGCGGTAATGCTCTCATACACGTCCCGCCTAAAGAAGGTATGAAAGTATTTAGGCTTGATCGTTACGTCGTAAAACGTGACACGATGGGTAACATCCTAAAGATTGTTGTTAAAGAAACAATCGCATACGACGCACTCCCGCTTCAAGTTCAAGAAGCCTTATCGGAGAATGCTGAGTATCAGGCAGACATAAACAAAAAAGAATGTGATCTTTATACGTGCGTCAAACTTGTTAAGAATAATAAGTACGAGGTACATCAAGAAGTTCACGGTGTAATGATACCGGGCAGCGAGGGTTCTTACCCTAAAGACAAGCTCCCTTGGATGGCTCTACGTTTTGTCGCTATTGATGGCGAAGATTACGGTAGAGGTTTTGTTGAAGAATATGCAGGTGACCTGAAGTCACTTGAAGCTTTGACAAGAGCTATTGTCGAGGGCAGCGCCGCTAGTGCGAAACTTCTCTTTATGGTTCGTCCCAACGGTACAACAAAGATACGCAACATTGCAGACTCGCCGAACGGTGGCATCATCTCTGGTGACGCTAACGACGTGACGACGCTGCAAGCTAATAAGTTTAACGACTTTAGAGTTGCACAAGAAACAATGAACACCATCACTGAACGTATGTCCTACGCTTTCTTACTTAACAGCTCCGTGCAACGGAACGCTGAACGAGTAACAGCAGAGGAAGTACGCTTCATGGCGCAAGAGTTAGAGACTGCTCTTGGCGGAATATACTCCGTCCTATCTCAAGAGTTCCAAGTCCCTCTCGTTAATCTCCTTCTCAATAAAATGCAGAAAGAGAACAAGATGCCAAAATTCCCTAAAGATACTTTAAAACCACAGATCGTCACCGGCTTGGAAGCATTAGGCCGTGGTCAAGATCTCAACAAACTATCATCATTCTTACAAATGCTACAGCCACTTGGTCAGCAGGTTATTGCACAAGAGCTTAATGTTGGTGACTACCTCGATCGCTTAGGTGCGTCTCTTGGTATTGACACTCAAGGTCTTGTTAAAACTGATGAGCAGAAGATGCAGGAGCAGCAGGCACAGCAACAAGCTATGCAGCAACAGCAGATGATGCAGATGGCAGAGAAGGGCGTAGCCCCAGCCGTTAAGATGGCAGGTGATGCTATGGCACAGCAGGCTGCTGAGGAGGGCTAATGGACTATTCAGGATTTGCTATGGATACGATTGAAGCTTTTCGTGGCTTTTTTAACGCGCCTCAGCAAGAACAAGTAGCCCCAGCTCCTAATCCCCATCAAGATTTTAACAACGTAGATTTTGAGTGGATTAAAGGACAAGAAGGTTACGAGTTGCAAGGTTATGTTCCTACAGATGAAGAGGGCAATGTAATAGGACACTCAGGTGTTACTATTGCCTCTGGTTTTGATTTAGGAAGTCGAAGCAAGCAGTCGCTCGAAGCGTCGGGTCTCCCGGATGCACTCGTTGCCAAGCTAACCCCCTTTACTGGTTTGCAAGGTGAAGCCGCAAAAAAAGCTGCTAAAAATCTTAACATCACTGATGAAGAAGGATTAGAGATTAACAAGTATGCCAAACGTGACTCACTAACGCAGTTGGACAAGGCATGGATGAAGGCCACAGGTAAGAGCTTTAAAAGTTTACCAAAACACAAAGCCACTCCGATTGCTGACCTAGCTTTTAATCATGGAGTTAAGAAGGTAACTAGTTATAATTTTTGGAACCAAGTTACTAATGATAATTGGGAAGGTGCTGAAGCCAACTTAAGGGACTTTAAAGAGAAAGATCCTTTGTTGCAACCACGTAGGACACGGGCTGCTGATTACTTCTCTTATTACGATAAGTTATCAAAAAAGAAAAGTTAACAAACTAAAGAGACTATTATGGATACAATGAACACACATGAAGAACAAGGCGAATCACAAGAGCACGTAGATGCTATGATCGCCAAAGGTGAAGAATTAGAAAAGAACAACAACCCGGATAGACCTGATTGGTTACCGGAGAAATTCAAAGACCCAGCACAGATGGCAGAAGCATATGCACAGCTTGAGAAAAAGATGGGTCAAGGCGAGCCTGCGGAACCAGCAACTGAAGCTGAGGCAGCAGCAGAGCCAGAGGCGACAGATACAGGCGATCAGCCTGAAGCCTCCGAAGTCCGACAAGCGGTAGAAGCGCAAGGCGTAGACTTCGACGCATTACAAAACGAATACAACGAACATGGAGAACTAGGAGAAGCTGCTTTACAAAAGTTAGCTGATGCTGGCTTCTCTAATGATTTGGTAACTAGTTGGATTAAGGGACAGGAATCCTTAAACGCTGGCTACCAAACGTCCGTCTACGAAACCGTGGGTGGACAAGAGAACTACCAAGAGATGATTAACTGGGCAGCCGACTCCCTCAGTCCTTCTGAGATTGCAGCCTATGATCGTGCGGTAGACTCTGGAGACATCGATATGGTAAAATTGGCTGTATCAGGATTACAAACTAAGTATCAAGCTGCTGAGGGTACAGACCCATCTTTATTAGGTGGACAATCCAGTAACTCGACAGGCGGTACTTATGGTTCTTGGGCTGAAGTAACCCAAGCCATGAGCGATCCACGATACCACACTGATCCAGCGTATCGCCAATCTGTCACTAACAAGCTAGAACGTAGTGACAACATATCATAGTCTCTTTGGCCTCCTCCGGGAGGCTTTTTTAATTCTATAAGTACAACAACACAAGATTACAATTACCTTTGACCCCTGCGGGGATAATCTCAGAGAACGGAGTTATGTGTTAAGTGACTGAAAGAATGCAAACATTAAACATTCATTTAAACATTTAACAAAAGGTAAATAATTATGTCATGGAATAGCACAACTGAATCAAGCGTATCACGTCTTGGTCAATCAAACAGCGCAGGTAACGCACGTAACTTGTTTCTCAAGCAGTTCTCTGGTGAAGTCCTAACGGCTTTCCAAGAGAAGAACGTAGCAATGCCTCTTCACAGAGTTCGCACCATCAGCAACGGTAAGTCTGCCCAGTTCCCTTCAATCGGAACTACCACCGCAGCGTACCACTCAGCCGGTGAAGTTATCTATGGTGGCGCAGTACCTGCGAAGGAAATCACTGTAACTGTAGATGACCTGCTCGTAAGCTCTGCGTTCATCCCTAAGATCGACGAAGCGATGAACCACTACGATGTACGTTCTATCTACAGCTCTGAGCTGGGCAACGCTCTAGCTAACGCTGCTGATAAGAACATCTTCAGCACTATCTACCGAGCTACTCTGGCTGGCACTAACACTGGTGATCTTGAGTCACAGTGGACTAACGCTGACTTCGCTGGTCTGTCTGACACTAACTCCTCTGTCGGTGGTGTAGACGGTCAAGCTGGTCGTATCGACATGAACGTTACTGACGACGAAGGCTCTGCTTCACCATCAGCAGAACAAATCGTTAACGGTATTATCAACTCTCTGATGCAGTTCGATAAGCACGATGTAGGCGGTGAGAAGTCTGTTGTTCTTGATGCTCAAACTTACTACACTCTGATGGGTGGCGACTCACGAGCTATCAACCGAGACTTCGGTGGTGCTGGTGGTATTGTAGCAGGCACTGTCCCGTCAATTGGCGGCGCTAAGATCTATATGTCTAACAACCTGCCAGACGCTTCACAAGGAACTACTCCTTCTGGTGAGTCTCAACGACCTACCGACATCTACACTGGCGCAAGCAACTCTAACCTTAAAGGCATGGTCTTCACTAAAGACGCTGCTGCTACTGTTAAGCTGCTTGATCTGGGTGTTGAGTCCGAGTATCAAATCGACCGTCAAGGTACATTGATGGTTGCTAAGTACGCTATGGGTCACAACGTCCTGCGTCACAAGTCTGCTATTGCTCTCGTAGCATAAACGCAACACAATCTAGGGGCATCCTTCGGGGTGTCCCTTTTTTTCATTTTTCATTGAGGTATATATGACAACTCCAACAACAACTTTGGGTGCAGTAAACTCCATGCTCTCAACTATTGGCGAAGCTCCAGTGAATGGACTTAACTCCGGCCTAGTAGATGCTGAGACTGCTGAAACCATTCTCAATGAAGTTTCACGAAGTGTCCAATCAGATGGCTGGAACTTCAACTCTGAACCTAATTTTACTGTGGCTGCTAACACTAGCGGCGACGTGGTGCTGCCTGACGAAGTTATCCGGGCAGACCTTGCTACAACTAAATATAGAAGCTCCGATGCGGAATACATCCAACGGGGCAAGAAGATGTACGATAAAGTAAACCACACTTACAACATTGGTAAAGCTCTGAAGCTCAATGTGGTGGTTCTCTTAGATTATGAATTACTACCTGAAGTCGCACGCCGATACATTTCGGTTAAAGCTGCGCGTATCTTTCAAGAGAGAATTGTGGGTAGTGATACTTTATCAGCTATGAACAGAAACGACGAACAAGAAGCACTGTTTGCCCTGAAAGAACATGAAGGGGACAACGGCGACTATAACATATTTGATGACTACGGCACAGCCAGTGTGCTTGACCGTAACATCGGAACAAAGGTAATTTCCAATGGCTCTAGTTTCTAAGAACATCCCTAACCTCATCAATGGGGTATCCCAACAACCCCCGGCACTACGCTTAGAAACCCAAGGGGAAGTGCAAGAGAACGGCCTGTCTGATGTGGTTGATGGATTGAAGAAACGACCACCAACTGTATTTAAAAAACAGTTTGTCAAGACACAAAGCTGGACGCAAGTGGGCGGCGGTAATCTAACAGCGTCTAACACTACTCCTTTAAACATGACCGGCAGCTTCACGCACACGTACAAGCGTAGCGACGACGAGCAGTACACGGTAGTGGTTTTTCCTAACCAGACCACAGCTAAGATTTATGTATATGACATAGACGGTAACTTACGCTATGAGTCCGGTGTAGCTAGTTGGCTTGCTGACGGTACTTTTATTGAGGCAAACTCAAACAGCACGTCTTACCTTAGTCAAACTACATCAGCTAACTTAACAGCTACCTCTGTTGCTGACTCCACTTTTCTGGTTAACAAGACAACCACAGTGGGTATGTCTAGCGAACGCAACCCACCAGCCAGCGGCGACTCCGCACTTATTTATCTTAAGTCTGTCAACTACGGCAGAGGCTACGGCTTAACTTTAAAAACAAAAACTGAAGGTAGTACCAAAACAGTATCAGCGGCTACAACCACCCCAAATGCAACTACTGTGGCGGCTGGGTCAAGCACAAACAACGACGCACTAAAAGTTTCTGCAACTCTTAATAATCTTCGTTCAGGTATCCTAACCAGTTCTACATCTACAGTTAGTGGTGCTAGCTACGAAGCAGAGCAAGAGTTTCCACCTACCCAGAGCTACGGTGGCTCTACACTGGCTTTCCGAACCTTGGAATTAAGCACGGCTGTCTACAACTCCTCCTCTCTTAGACTCATTGTAACAGCCGGTGACGTTACCATACCTTACAATGAGGCTGGTCAAGGTGGTTGGATGTACCATGCTGATCATGCAACCAATAGAAAAATAATTATACCCGCTGAGTACATAACAAGGCGCATGAATCAGATAGACGAGCAATACTTCTTTACCAGAGGTTTGATTAATGTTTACTTATTGGATTCAAGTGCAGTTTTAGACATAACCGTGCAGCCGCTCAGTTACACGCAAGAGCCTTATTTTGTAATTAACTCTGCACCTAACGGAACACTAAAGGACTTCACACTTACGGCTACGGACGACGACGGCGGTGTTAACCTTAGAGCTTTTAAAGACAACGCTAAGTCTTTCACTGACTTACCCAACCAATGTGTTGATGGTTACAAGTTAGGTGTTGTAGGTGATAATAATAAAAACGAAGATGACTTTCATGTTATCTTTGAAGGTGCAGGCGGTAGTGGTTACTGGAAAGAAACTGTTCAAGGTGGCTTACAAAACGATTACAATTTAGTTACGATGCCTCACCAGTTAAAACAAAAGAGTAACTTAGCTTTTTCCTTTGAACAAGGTGAGTGGCAGTCGCGTAAGGCTGGCGATGATAACACTAACCCCGCTCCTAGTTTTGTAGGTAACTCTATTTCTGATATCTTCTTTCACCGTAACCGTTTAGGCGTGTTGGCGGATGAGAATATTATCTTTAGTGAGGCCAGCAGTTATTTCAATTTCTGGCGCACCACAGTACGTACACTTCTGGACTCTGATCCAATCGACGTAGCTGTGTCACAAAACGAAGTGGCCGAGTTAAAGGCCGCAGTGCCTATTCAGGATAACTTGTTGTTATTCTCTGAGCTTAACCAGTTTACACTTTCGGCTTCCCAGTTACTAACCCCGGCTGAAGTAACAATCGATCAGGCTACTAAGTTTGAGTGTGATCTAACAGCTTCCCCGGTCGGCGCAGGTA